CGCGGTCGGGTCATCGACCTCGAGCTCAGGGGAGGCCGACCACTCCATGAGCAGCACGTCGGCCCCGGCCGGGTCGTCCAGCTGCGCGATCGCCTGGTCGCGGAATGTCCGGAGCAGATCGGACCGCGACTCGCCGGCCGTGGAGACCAGCCACAGCTGCGAGCTCTGCCGCTGGAGCATGGTCGGGGCGATGCCCTGCACCACCACGTCGTAGTCGACGGCCCAGCACTCGTCGACGAAGGCCATGGAGATCGAGAGGCCCGGGGCGGCCTGCGGGGTGGCGGCGGCCACCATCCACTGGCTGGTGTCGGGAATCTCGATGGCCTCCTGGCCGTTCGACATCCGCACCTTCGCCCCGGCCTTGGCCTCGAGGTCGCGGGCCGACATCTTCCACAGCTCGCGGGCGATCTGGCGCTGGCTCGAAACATGCAGCAAGGTCTGCGCCTCGCCGAAGCGGTCGCCCTGGAACAGCCGCCACGACATCACCGCCCGGGACAGCCACGACTTCCCGCACTGGCGCGGCACGGTGAGCACCACGACCGGCCAGCGGAGCTCGCCCTCGGATGTGACCTCGAGGGCGCGCTCGAGCACGTGCCGTTGCCACGGCCAGAGCTGGATGTCGAGCCAGCGGTCGAGCCAGTCGGCCGCCTCGGGACCAAGCGAGCCCACCACGTCCCCGCGGGCTGCCGTCTCCAGCCTGGGGGGGTTGTAGGTGTCGGGGTTGAGGTAGCCCTCCTCGGTCTCGGTCGGAGTCCGAACCGATTCACGAGTCCTCGCCGGTTTCGGCTCGGGGAGAGGGAGGGGGACGGAAGGCGGGAGGGTCGATCCAGGTCTTAAAGACGGGACCTCATCGACATCGAACAGCGGTGACTCGCCCTCGATGCTCGATGGCTTGCGTCCACGCGGCGCGTTCTTGACCCATGCCCCGTGCTTGGCGTTGCAATAGTTGTGCGCGAGGGCCAGCTCCTCAAGCGGCACGATCACGTCACCACCGAAGCCACGTGCGTGGATGTGGTGCACGGTGCAGGCCCACCTGCTCTTGCTCGGCAGGGTCATGTCGATCTCGACGCCGCAGAAGTAGCAGACAGGCTCCAGCCGCTTGCGTGCCTGGGCGACCAGCTTGCGCCACTGGCTGCCGTGCACTGTCGCTGTTCTCGCCATACCCCCCAAGGGTATAACGACCACCTGACGGTAGGTGCCCGGACATTCAACAGACGGGGTTGCCGACCACGTGTGTATGTCAACCGGTAACGAACAGGGCGCAGAGCGTGGTGCACAGGCCACCGGTACAGCGGGGCGAAGGGCCTCAGGCCCTGAGGCTCGCTTGTTGTTGATGTGAGCGTCACTGCAACTGCAACTGCATAGGACTTACATCAGCGTGTGCAACTGCACCCCTCCCCCCCCTTACCCCCCCTCCCCGCAGGAGGACGATGCTCGTTTTCCGAGCGACTGCCCTGGGCGGTGCCGTGAGGGTGAGGGGACTGCTATTCGCCGGCCGCTGGCGGCCTATGCACACGGGCCCTACGCGGGGCCCATCCACTCCTCGGGGGTGTTCTGCCCCTTGCTCGAGTTGCAGTCCGCACAGCACGGCGCGAGGTTCTCTGGGGTGTCGAGACCACCACGGCTGCGCGGGCGGATGTGGTCGACCTGCATCCGCCCCATGACCCACCTGCCGCAGTAGGCGCACGGGTACTCCCTGAGGAAGTCCAGGTAGCAGCGCCAGTGCCCCCGCGTTCCCCACGGCCGTGCGGGGTCGAAGGCGTTGCGGATGGGGAAGTGGAGCTCGCAGATCACGCTCGACTTGCGAACGGGCTCACCGCACAGCACGCACGTGGTGGCGCGATCGGCCTTGGTCTTGCGGCCCTTGACGGGGTTGCGGCTCACCGCTGGGCCCTAAGCCTCAATGCCTGGGCCTTGGTCCGCAGCTTGAGGCCCTTGTTGTTGAACTGCCGGCGGATGGCCTCGGCGCATGCCCACTCGCTCTTGTAGGTGGTCTCGGGGTAGACCTGGGCTGCGGTCTCCCTGAGCGAGTAGCCCTGGTGGAAGTAAAGCGAGACCGCCTTCTCGACGGTGGCGTCGGTCATGCAGTGCGGCACGCGCTTGAGGTCGGGCTCGAGGGCGACGATGGTGTCGCACCAGCAGCAGACCCCGAGCGGCGTGAGCAGCGACACCTGCCGGCAGGTGGGGCACCACTCCTGCCGGGCGCTCACGCCGCGGCCTCCGCGCGCTCGAGGGCCCTGCGCTCCTGATAGAGCCTGATCTCCCCATCGAGGGTCCGCGCGTCGACCTCGCGCACCTTGACGGTGTCGATGCCGGTGCGCTCGACCTGCACGGTGTGGCAGGTGGGGCACCAGACGGCGCGCTCGGCGACCAGGTACTCGAGCATGGACCCGCAGCGCGGGCACACGTCCCCGCAGGGCACCACCGACGGGCCCGGGGCGTCGGCCTCGCGCTGGACGCGGGCGACGCGCAGCCTCACCGCGCGGGCCCGCATGGCGAAGTCGACGACACGCCCGGGGGTGAGCCGGATGTCGTCAGGCGACGCCAGCAGGGCGTTGACCGCCTCGCTCAGGTCGTCGTCGTGGAGGCGGCGGTCGCGGGTGACTACGTCGACGTAGGTGTCGAAGGTCTTGGCGGCGTTGAGGGCGGTGTGCACGACCGAGAGGCGGCCGAGCTGCACGCGCGCGTGCTGATCACTGACCATCATGGGGGCCTTTCGTCTTGCGCTTGCGCGCGGCGTCGCAGGCGCGGCAGTCCCACCGCCCCTTCCTGATGACGCCGTGCACCGAGCGGTCATGGCCGCGGCGGCAGGTGGCGGCGGCCTTCACGGTTTCCACTTGCGGGTGGCAGGGGTGGCAGTAGCGGTCACCGATGGGCGTGTAGCGCGAGAGCATCGCGCCGCAGCGCTGGCATCGGCGGTCCACTACGACCGGCGCCCCAGCTGCATGGCGAGGATGGCGCCGTAGACGATCTCGTCTGCTGCCTCCTCGCGCATTTCCTCGATCAGGCGCTCGAGGGACGGGCGCTTCTTCCACAGATCGAAGTTGTGCTCGACCGCGCCCTGGGCGACCCGGCGCTCGATCAGGGAGCGCATCGAGTGCCACTCCTGCGAGTCCAGGCGGTTGTGCATCGACTCGTAGAGCCGGGCGGCGCCGAAGGCGCGGTAGGCCACGCCCTCCCTGAGGAAGGGGCCCACCGCGGCGAGCACTCGGTCCACGTCCCACGAGGGGTCAGCGCTCGGGCTCCACAGGTCATCGGGGGTCACAGCCCCACCCCCATCCGACTGAGCGCCACAGGCGATTGGCGACCACCATCTGCTGGCGCCACGTGGCGTCGCCGGCGTTGGCCGGGTAGCCCTTGGGCTTGAACGCTCGCCAGCTGCTCGCGGCGAAGCCGAGGCCCCCCTGGTAGGCGGGTCCCCGGTGTGACCACTGCACTCCCCGGTAGCCTTTGCCCGGCTGCTCGCACTGGCCGACCTTCACCCACAGCTCGTGATTGGCCGGCAGCGGTTGGCCGTAGGCGGCCTCGGTCGCGCAGCCTGCGAGGTTTCCGAGCCACAGCCCGATGGCTGCCCCCAGCATCAGCGCGGCGGCGCCCTGAACACCCCTGTTCCTCGCCATTAGCGCCTCTTGCCCTGCGGCAGGTTGATCGCCTGCCACATGCGGCCGATGATCGTGACCGAGGTCAGGAACCCCGAGACCACCACCCAGACCGACGACGGCACGCCCAGGGGCGCGGTGGCGTCGGCCAGTTCACCGACGAGGGGCACGGCTGCCGCGGCCGCAGCCGCCGCGAATCCGATGACCGACGAGGGCCCCCACTTGACATCCGTGTTCATCCTTCCTCCTCGGGAAAGTCCTCGGGCGTCAGCCCGTGCTTGTCCGCCTCAGCCCAGAACTCGACGACCGCGGCCGAGGCGTCGGTCGGATGCGTGGGCGGGGGCTCGATCACGACCGTGTCGGCCGGGAGCTCGTGCTCGTCCATCAGTCCACCTTCCCGGGGGCAGCGCCCACCGACGGGTAGAAGGCATCGCGGCGCCAAGGGCGCGGCTTGCCGTCCGGGTTGTTCTCGTGCCAGCGGGCCATCACCTCATCGCGGCGGGCCTTGGCGTCCTTGCCGGTCCAGGGCCCGAACGAGAAGTGCCCCCAGGTGCCGGGAGGTCCGGCGCGGAAGGCAAAGGGGCTCGGGCGCTTGATCCGCACGGCTTGGGTCCACCAGCCGGGGTGGGCGCGGCGGAATGCGCGCATCTGCCCGTCGCGTAGGAAGGCCGAGGCCCAGCCGCCGTAGACCTTCACCCGGGCGTCGTCGAAGCCGTAGCCCGCGACCAGCTTGGGCTTGGCCGGGGTCCCGGTGTTCGGGAGGATGATCGCGGACCAGCCATCGGCCCAGGCGCGGCGGTTGCTCCTCACCGCGTCACCGGAGTTCCCCTCGATGCTGATGAAAGTGCCGTCGGTGAGGGTGCGCCAGACCAGGCCGACGTGCTTTCCGGGGAGGATGAATAGGCTGCCCTCAGGCACCGACCCGCTCCCGGGGTGGGTCAGTCCGCGCTTGCGGGCCCGATCCCAGATGGTCCCGGTGTAAGGGTCGATGATCTCGGCGGCGACCCCCTTGAACTTCGAGTCGGCCTTGGAGTTGGCGATGACGTACCCCACGAAACAGGCGCACCACGGGACACCCTGCAGCCCGTACATCCGCTGGCAGGCGTCGACGACTGGCGAGCCTGACCGATTGGGGGTGTTGCCCTCGTGATCGCCCAGGTACTGATGGGCCGAACCGATGACCTGCTGCCCATTGGTGGGGATGGTTCACCCGCCTTGCTAGGCGGCGGCCGTCCCGGTGTTTTCAACAATAACCACGGAAAGCAGGCTCTGGAGTCTGCAATACGTTTCGCGGAATTGCTGAGAGCGCCGGGGAGTGGCACGCCGCGTTGAGAGGATTTCCGCATGGAAACTACGACGCTCCCCGGACGACTCCTGCTCGAGGACTACATCGCATCCCTGCGGGGTCAGAATCTACGCCCGGAAACGATCTCGTCAAGGCAGCGCAGCCTGCGCTCGATCGACAGCGCCGTCGGCATCCTGAACGCCACTCCCCAGACGCTCGGTGCGCTGGGCGACATCCGAGGGTGGGCGCCGGGCACCCGGTACGCATACGGGGCGAACGTGGCCCTGTTTTTCGCGTGGGCGCACTCTGCGGGCTACGTGGCCGAGGACCCGTTCGCAGGCGTGAAACGCCCGCGCCAGCCTAAGTACCGACCGCGCCCTATCACCCGTCCGCAGCTCGAGCAGCTGATCGACTCACTTCCCTGGCACATTGCGGCATGGGCGACCCTTGCGGGGTTCGCCGGGCTCAGGCGGGCGGAGATCGCCCAGGTGCGCGGGGCGGACCTGGTGCCGACAATCACCGGTCATGAGCTCGTCATCCCGAACGGCAAGGGCGGCAAGGCCGACGCCGTGCCGGCGCATGAGCGGGTGGTCAGGCTGTTCGACGGGGTGGGACCGGGCCACCTGTTCCTTACGCGCACCTGCAGGCCCTACACGCCCGGCCATCTGGGTGAGGTCGCCAGAGCCGCGTTCCTCAAGGCGGGGGTGGACTGCACGCTGCACCAGCTGCGCCATACCTTCGGGACCGAGCTCTACCGGCATACCCGCGACGTTTACATGGTGAAGCGTGCCATGCGGCACGACCGCCTGACCTCGACCGAGGTCTATGTGGCGGCCGATACCTCATGGATCGCCGAGGCGGTCTGTGCGCTCTAGCGGATCAGCTCAAGCGCGATCGCGGTGACCCCTGCTCCCGCGACAAGCCAGACGACCCGGCTAGTCGCCGCCACGCCTTGAAGCCGTGCGCGCCAGAGCTCGAGCTCCGTCACCCGGCTCTCGAGCTTGGCCGTGCGCCCGTTCGCCTCGCGCTGCAGCTCAACCACCTGATCGACCTGGTGCCTGAGCTCTTTCAGCTCGACCTTGAGGTCGTAGACATCATCCGTGGTCATGCGATACCGGAAACCGTGAGGGCGCGGTTGACGAACGTCGCCGTGCCCGCCTGGGTGAGGTAGTTCAGGGTGAATGTGTTCACCCCCGCAGTGAGCGATCCGATGACGTAGGTCCGGGTCAAGGTGAGGTTGGCGCCGCTCACGCCCTGATACACCGCCTGAGCCGTGGCCGCGGCGACCGTGGTGGCGCCGGACACCGAAACCGATGACAGGACCTGCGTGGCGGTATTCACGCTCCCGGTGACTGACATCGTCACCAGGGCGGTGGTGCCGGTGGGAAGGGTCACGCTGAGCGCGGTGCCGTCACCCGTAAGCGTCGTGACGAATCCGGTGCTGGTCGTGGTGGCGAGCGTGGTCGAGGCGGCCGACACCGGGGTCACACACACCCACGCCGATCCGTTGTAGACGGTCACGACACCAGTGGGCACAGCCGTGGTGGCGCCGGTCGCGGTCACGGTGGCTGCCGCCGGCGCGGTCAGGTAGGAGACCATTCCCTCGAAGGGGGCCGTGATCGCGGCGTCGCGGGCTGCTGCGGTCGTGTAGACGCGCACGCCCCCGAAGGCGTCGATGGCGTTCGCAAGGTTCTGCGACACGGTCGGGTAGTTGCTGACGTAGTCAGAGGACGACACATAGGGCGTCCCTAGGGCGGTATTCGGCACGGCGTCCTCCTAGTTGACGTCGGATGCGTTGACGATGTCGAACCACTTGCGGGTGGCGTTGACCGCCCCCCACGTCTTGGTGCCGCTGATGGCGCTCCACGCGGCGGTGCCGAAGGAGCTGCGCGGGTCAGACAGGCTGAACACGATGCGGTGCTGGTTCGGGCGAAAGGTCTCGGTGTAGCCCTCGACCACCGCCAGCTGGCTGTAGACCGGCGAAGGCTGGGGAATGTCGGTGAGAAGCACTCGGTCGCCGATCTTGATGGCCTCGACCGAGGCCACGGTCGGCGCATCGAGGTCGTCCAGGCGCACGTCGACGTTCCCGATCTGCCATCGGGGGAAGGCCTGTGCGTTGAGGAGGGCCGAGGCGCGGTCAGAGGCATCGGAGGAGTCCGCCAGGGTGGTGGTGACGCTCACCTTCCGCGTGCCATAGGCCGAGATCGAGTTGGCGTCCGTCGCGCTGACGGTGGCCTGCGGGGAGCTCGTGCCATAGCTGACCTGGACGCTGTTCACGATCGCGGCAGCCTGCTGCGACATCTGGGGCTCGTACACCACGCCTTGCGCCGGGAGACTCACCGGGGCCGGGGTGGAGGCGTTGGCGTAGGTCTGCTCAGCCCACGTGCCGCTGGTGGCCGACCACGTGGTGGTGTACGCGCCCCACATCTTGGAGGCGGCCGGGTTGATCCTGTTGCGGTAGGCCTGGAACACGATGCGACCGGCCTCGTCGTCGAACACCGACGCTCCGCACCCCTGGGCGAGCTCGCTGATCAGGCCAAGGGCCGCCTGAGCGCCCGCCGCACGGGCGGTCACGTCCTGCCCGTTGTCGAGGTTGAGGTCCGGCGTCAGGCCCGCCTCGCTGATGATCCTCGACGCGCGAATGGCCGCGTTTTCAGCCGGCCACGATCCAGAGCCCACGAAGATGCTCCCGAGCTTCGAGACGTTGCCCATCGCGCGCACGCTCACCCGCGCGATGGACTTGCCCACCGGGTGAGTCACCGCGACATCGGAGATCGTGCCGGTGAACCGCAGGGCCCCGCCGCGGTAGACAAGCATGGGCTGGCCCGCCTGGAGCACATCGAAGTCGACGGCCTGGGCGGTTCGCACGAACAGAGAGCAGTAGCTCGCGGCCGGGGCGTCCCAGGTGTTTGAGGCGCCCCGCTGGATCGTCAGCTCGAACTCAACGTTTCGAAGATCGAAGGGCCTGCCGCCGATCGTGATGGCGGTGATATCGCTCACCCGAACACCGGGGTGCCGTTCCGGCCGTCGGAGCGCATCAGGATTGCGTACAGCCCACGCGCCAGCGCCTCCTCGTCGACCTCGTACTGCGCGGATGGGGCCACCAGAATCTCGTTCTGACGGGGTCCGGTGATGGTGACCCCGCCGGTGCCGACCGGGCCCACGGTGCCGCCGGGGCCGAAGATGTTCCCGCCCTTGCCCTGGATCGCGGCGGGAAGCGCGTCCCATGCGGCGCGAAGCGCCCGGAGGGCCGACGCGACGGCGTTTACCGGCGCCGAGAGGGTGCGGAAGGCGGCTGCGATCCCGGAGAAGATTCCTGAGCCCAGCTTCTTGAGGAAGTCCACGACGGGGGCCGCGACCTCCGCGGCCTTCTCGAACGCGAGCTTCACCAAGGTGATCGGGGAAGCGAGCAGGGTGAACGCGGTCTTGAGCCCATCGAACACGCTCGACACGATGGGCTTCAGGAAGTCGATCACGGGCTTCGCCTTCTCGAGCACGGTCTCGAGCACGCCGAACAGGGTCCGGGCCGGGGTGGTGACCGCCTCGAAGGCGAGCTTCAGACCCTCGAATGCGGTGGATGCAATCGGCTGCAGGAAGTCCCACACCTTCTTTAGCCAGTCCCAGAGGCTCTGGATCGCACCGCGAAAGGTCTCGCTGTTCTGGTAGGCGAGCACCACCGCGGTTACCAGCGCGCCCAGGGCGAGGATCACGATGCCGATGGGGTTCGCGGCCAGCACCACGTTGAGGGCTGCCTGGGCGACGGTGAAGGCGACCGTGGCGGCGCGGGCGATTGCGCTCACGGTGTTCCACACGCTCATGGCGGCGTTGGTGAGCACCACCGCTGCCGCCACCCCTGCCACCACACCACCGAGCACCACAAGCACGTCGGAGTTTCGCTGGGCCCAGCTGGCGACCTTCTGCAGAATCGGCAGGAACGCATTGAACACCGGGAGCAGAGCCGCGCCGATGGCTTCCTTGGTCTCCTGCATCGTGATCTGAAAGCGGCGGAACTGGCCCGCGGCGGTTCCGGCTGACTCTGCCGCCGCCCCGCCGGTCAGCCGGGCGAGCTCCGCCTGGACCTTGGTGAAGTCGCCCGACTTGAGGATTCCCTCGTCGATCCCGGGCAGCAGCTTCTTGAGTGCGCCCTCGTTGCCGGCGTAGGCCTTGCTGAGGGCGGTCGTCACCGCGTCGAGCGGCTTCCCGGTCTGGGCACTGATGTCGAGGGCGGTCCCGAGCAGCTTCTGGGCCTCGGTGAGGTCACCCGTGGCGGTGGCGAGCTTCCCGAGCGCGGGGCGCAGCTCGTCGTCGGCGACCCCCACCTGTTGGGAGAGGCTGCTGATGTAGTCATCCGCCGCGGCGATGGCGCTGCTTGAGGCATTGGTGACCCGGTCAAGCGTGCCTGCGAGCTTGGTCTGGGCCTCGGCGTCATCGGCCGCAGCCCTGGTTGCGTCGACCGCTGCCACGCCCATCGCGGCCAGGGCGATGCCTGCCGGGATGGCGGCCTTGCGGACGGCGTTCTGCACCTTCTCGGTCTTGGTCAGGTGGTCGCCGATGGCGCGGTCGAGCTTGCCGAACTCACTGACGGCGTCGCCGACCTGTGCTCCGACCCGGATGAGTACCTGTGGGATCGACACTAGAGCAGCCCCTCTGATCTGAGGATTTCAGTCAGCGCCTGGAAGTAGGCGCGCTGGCTGTTCGACTCGATGAAGGCGTCCACGGTCGGCTTGATCCAGTAATTGCCACCGGCCGGGCGTGCGAAGTTCTTGCCGCCGCGCTCTGAGCCGAAAAGCAGCTTCCCGGCGACGGTTTTGCGGTGGCCGACGCGCTTGCGACCGCCGATGGCGACCTTGGGAATGCGGTCCCGGCGCACCCTGATGGTTTGCGCGACAAGTGGCGCCTGGGGTGTCCCTCCAGCAGAACCTTGCCGAAGGTCCTGGGCCAGAGCTTCGGAGGTCTTGACGGCGGCATCCCGGATGCGTCCGTTGATGTCCTTCCTCAGCTCCTGCTCGACGTTGTTGATTCGCTTCAGGAGGGCCATCACATCAACCTCGTCGATGTAGAGGTTGTAACTGCCACGGCCGGTCGTGGTCTTTTCGTACCCACCGGGCACGCCCGACAGCCCACGCCTAGCCACGACGGTTCTGCTCCTTGAGCACGTCGACCAGCGTCACGAGGTCCCGCGAGTCCTGCTCCCACAGGACCGAGGGTGCGATGCCGGTTGCGACAGCCACGGCAGCGATCAGCCGTCCGAGGCTGTCGGGCTCGTAGGGTTTGGCTCCGAGGTCTCCAGATCGACGTCGAGCACGCGGGTGGACCACGCCTCGAAGCCCTCGCACTTGCCCCACTCGGGACGGTGAATGGAGGCGTAGGCGACGAACAGCGACCAGGTCATCGGCGCCTTGGTGGCGTCGGAGTCGAGGTTGTTGCGGATCGCGTAGCGCTCCCACTGGGACAGAGCCCAGGGACCGCCCTCGAATGTCTGGGCGGTCCCGTCCTGGTACTCCACTGAACCCCTGAGCTGAATCATGGCGCTATGCCCCCGGGGTGTAGTCGGGTGCCCCGGTCAGCGGGAAGGAGAAGCCCACCACCGACTGGACCGCCACGTCGCCGCCGATCTCGATCGGCCGCACTTGCACGGTGCCGGTGAAGGCCATGCCGTTGTCGGTGTCGGGCACGAACTCGAAAGCCTTCTCGGTCCCGGAGTTGTCCAGGGCCCAGAGCACGAAGCCAGTGGCATCGCCCCAGTCGCTGATCAGCTCGCCATCGAGCGACCAGTCGACGGTCATCTCGGGCGAGGGGTCCGGGGTGGACAGGGTCGGGGTCCCGTCCTCCTCGTTCACGTTCGGGACGATGGAGCACTTGGACACCTGCGCGCTGAAGTCGTCCGGGGTGACCCCGAACGTGAGCGTGCCGGGTCCCAGGCGGGAGTCAACAGGCGGCATTTCTCTAACCCTCCTCGGGGCTTGGGATCTGGACGGACACGGTCGCCGTGATCAGGATCGACGGCAGGGAGTCAGCGTTCGGGCCGCCGGTCCAGTCGGCCGGCTCGTAGCTGTTGGTCTTGAGCGCCCGGGCGGCGGTGTCGGCCGCGGCGTACATCGCATCTACCGACGTGCTCGAGGGCGGATCGGCGGAGACCACGTGCACCGGCACCTGAAGGGTGCGGAACTGAAGGCCCGACGTGATGACCGACGGCATGCCCACGAGGCAGGCGACCGGCTGCGGGTAGAAGGCGCCCGCATCCCGGGTGGCCTGCAGCCCCGCGTCGGTCAGCAGCGTGACGACTCCGTCGAGGGCGTCGGCGATGCTCATGCCGTCAGCGGCCGACGCAGGCCGATCAGCCGGTAGATGTCCCCCTTGCGGGAGCCCAGAACCTCGCCCACCAAGTCCGCGCCGTCCCCGTAACCGGCGAAGCCGGACGGGGTCGAGCGCTGCTGGTAGAACATCGCCGCCCACAGGATCGACCCATAGATGACGTTCTGGGGAATCTCCACGGCGCCCGAGAAGTCCAGGTCAGAGCGCAGGCGCTCGACCTCCGTGCCGACGGCGCTGGTCGCCCAGGTCAGGCGCTGGTCAACCGCGGCGAGGCCGAGCTGCGTTGCGACATCTTCTGGGTCAAGCCATGCGGGCACTGATGCGTCCTTTCAGGGCGCCCCCGGCCGGCCAGGGGTTGGAACCGGCCGGGGACGACTGCTCACCTAGGCGAAGTTGATCTCCACCACGGCGTCGGCGTTCTCCACGTCGACCGTGTAGAAGCTGACGACGCCGAGCTCCATCTGGAGCGCGCCGATGTTGGTCGCCGTGAGGCGCATCGGGTTGCTCTCGCGCAGCTCGACGTTGTTGCGGGCGATGGCGTAGGCCTTGCCTGCGGTCACGTAGGGCGACGACACGACGCGCACGCCCGCGATCGACCCGGACATCGCGCCCGAGACCGAACCGTCGCTCCACTTCATGTAGCCGGTCTCGTCGATCCAGCCGCCGAACACGTCCGGGGCCGAGAGGATCAGGTCGGCCGGCTGGTTGCAGGCCGCGTAGACCTCGCCCAGGGCCGCGCCAATGCCGGACCCGGTTGCAAGGGTCGATGCGTCGTCGATGGCCGTGAACAGGGCGGCCTCGACGTCCCGGTAGTAGTCGGCCACGATCTGGCCGAACAGGTACTCGGCGAAGTCGGGCGCGCTGCGCTCGATCACCGATGCCGACACGGCGACGCCGTAGGCCCACTCGACCACGTCGACCTCGTGGGTCGTGACCGTCGGAGTGTTGGTCGGTGCCGCGTCGTTGTAGGTGACCAGGTTGGCGCCGTTCGGCAGGGTGCCGGCCAGCGGCTTGACGACCTTGAGCCCCGATGCCGGGAGCGGCGCGCGGCGCACGTTGTCCGCGATAGTCCTGAGCGTCGGGATCAGGCCAATCACCTGCTGGGTCATGGCGTCGGGCAGCACACCCGGCACGTCACCGGTCTCGACCACGTCGAGTGCCGCGCGCACGATCTCCTGCGCCCGGATGTCGCCGCGCTGGGCGGCGGCGGTCGCCATGATGTACTCGGTCGTGGTGAGCGCCTTGCGCGGGCGCTCGGCCACGACGGTGATCTGGGAGGGCTGCTCGGCCGCGACCGGCTCGGGCGCCTCCTCCTGGTGCTTCTCCTCCACTTGGGCCTCCTCGGGCTCCTCGGGGGTAACAGGGTCAGACGCCTCGGCCGTCACCTGGGTGACGGCAGCCCCCGCAAATGCAGGGATGGCGCACAGCGAGACCTCGAGCAACGAGGCCTGGGTGACGACGCGCACGCCGTCCTCGGCGTCCTGGGCGGTCACGATCGACGCGCCGATGGACAGACCGGACCGCGACCCGGACTGGGCCTGCTCGAGGGCGAGGTCGCCCTCGGGCCCGCGGTCGATCTTGAACCGCGCCACGGCGCCGTGGGCGGTATCCTCGATGCCCATCAGGACGCCCACCGGGCGGTTGGTGTCGTGGCCGAGCAGCAGCGGTGTCTTTGCCCGGGCGGGGCGCAGGCTGCCCTCGGTGAACTGGTAGCGATGGTCGCCCAGCTGCGCGGTCTCGCCGTAGGGCACGGCGATGCCCGCGATCTCGCGGGCGCTCTCGTCAGCGGCGGTGACGTCAACCTCGAAGCGAAGCAACTAGACCCTCCCGGGCGTGATGTCGGTGGCCGGCGCGCCCTGCGGCGGGATGCCCAGGTAGGACCGCGCCTCGTCGATGGACAGCAGTCCCTCCCGCACGAGGGTCGTCGCGTACGTCACGGCCGCCTCGGGGTCCGTGCGTAGGTAGGCGCCGACTTCGAACCGGACCTTCTGCCCGCGGGCGGTCACGGTCGGGAGGGACAGGGTGTGCTCGAGCACCGACAGGATGGGCCCCACGGCCTGCTGCACCAGCTGCGCGGTGTTCTGGGCAAGGTTGGAGTACAGAAGCGCCGAGGCGTTGCCGGTCGGGCTTGCGCCCACCAGCGCCACGGGCACGTTGAATAGGCGGCAGACCTCGGTCGCCGATGTCGCCCGGGCCTCCACCAGCTGGAGGTCGTGGCTGTTCACGTCGGTGCGCTCGTAGGTCACGTTCTGCAGGAAGGCAATCGTGTTCGACTGCCGGGCCTGCTGGAAGGCGCTCACCACGTCGGCGGCCTCGTCGGGCCCGAGCTCGTGCCCCTGGTTCTGCAGGACGCCCGCCGGGAGCTCGACCGCGGCCATGCGCCGCGCGGCGGCCTCGATCTCGTATGCCTGGGCGATCGCGCGGGCGCCGTAGTTGAGCACCCCGTCGGTGCCCCCGTCGAACCAGATCACGTCGCGGGCGTCGACCTTCTGGCCGCCGATGTCGTAGCCGCGCAGGATGTCGTAGTCGCTCACCACCTGCGACTCGATGCGGTTCACGCTCGTGATCGGCACCTGACGGGCCCGCACCGGGAGTCCCCCGGGGTTGGTTTCCGTCGAGATGCCGTCACGTGCCACCACAAGCCACGCAGCGGCGCCGTAGAAGATCAGGTCGTCCACGGTGCGCTGGATCGTCGATGCCCATGATGTCGACGGATCGGGCTGGGTGAGCAGCAAGCCGGGGTCGATCAGCTCGGTCCCCCTCGAGCGACTGACCACCAGCTGAGCGATGGTGCCCGTGATCAGGTTCCGACACGCCGCAACGGTCGGCACCTGCATCGCCAGGTCACGTGAGACCCCGATCGAACGGAGCACAGCGGCGTCGGATACCGACAGGCCGCTCGGCACGGCCGGAATCGCCATGTGGGCGCGCACCGGGGCGGCGGGGTGCTGGCTCTTGAACAGGTCGGTCAGCCTCATGCGCCGACCGTATGGCCCGGGCCTCCGGGCACGCAACGTCAGGAGGCGACAGCCACCAGGTGGCGCTTGCGGTTGGCCGGCCGAAGCTCGTAGCCCACCGCCCAGACCATCGCGCGGGCGAGGTAGATCGGTCCCTCCGAGGCGCGCTGCGACAGCTGCGCGTGGCCCTCACCAGACTTCCACACGGCGGCCATGAGCACCTGCTCGGCGAGGGTCTGGTTGCCGTCATGGCAGATCGCGCCCTCCTCGATCGCCTCCTTGGTGGGCGCGAACCCGGCCACCTGGTCCTGCGCCTTCACCTGCTCCATCTGGGCAAACCTGATCTCAGGCACCCTCACGGTCGCATGATGGAGGATCGTCACGCCCCGGCGCTCCTTGGCGACCTGCTCGAGCCAGCGCCAGCACATCGCATGCGACTGGAACACGCGCGAGCGGATGACGACGTTTCCCTCGTCATCCTTGACCGCGAGCACGGCGCCGATCGGCAGTCCGTCGACTGCGGTCTCGATGGCGATGACCCCGGGGTTCACCTCGCGGGGCGGGAGCTCGATGTCGGACTGGCAGCGGTGCCACGCGGACTCGGGCAGCCACGAGTTGGCCGAGACCACCCACCGGTTGAGCATCTGCTGGGCGAAGGCGTTCGGCTTCATCAGGCGGAAGTTGCGTTCGACCTGGGCCTGCCGGCGCGCGTCCCAGATGGGCGATGCCTGGCGCCA